ATTTGTGGATTTGAGCCGAAATTTGGTTGATAGCTGTAATCAATGTTTGATTCCAGTCTTTTTGAGTGTAAGGAACTGCACTTGAACCAAGACGCTTCCATCCGTTGTAATCCCATCTCAAGTTCCAAGCTGCACCTTTACGTAAATCTCTTAAGATTTCACGGTCGATTTCAGCCGCAACTTGCTCAGATAATAAAGCTGTTAATTCAGCTTCAGCATCGATGTTGTGGAATGCTGCAACGTCTTGAGCCATTTCTGGAGACCATTGAGCTCTTAATTTTCTTTCTGTTACAGAAACAGTTACTGACATAAGGTCAAAAGAAACTTCACCCATTCTATCTTCAAATTCTAAGTTTTTGTAGATTCTGTACTTAGCACTGAATGCACTATCTGTAGTTGTTGATGATGAGAATGTTGAACCTGTGTAACCGTCCATAGAACCACCACAAGTGATACATACAGGAACTTGTAAGTCAACTTCTAAATAGATTTTACCTTCAGCATCACACAAGTTGTCATATTGACCACCATCAGTTTTACTGTTAGGGAATACTAATGTAGAGTTGTTGTTACCATACTGAACGATACCTTTACCATATCTTTGAGTAACAACTCTAAATAAGTAAGGGTTAGCTGTGTTTCCTGAAGTGTAGTTATTACCTGCAACACCATAGATAGTTAAATCAGATAAGAACGCTTCGTTGTCCATTGGTTGACCATCAGGACCGATAAGTTTACCTGCTCCATCAGTTGCAAAACCTGACATAACGATTAATACTTTTCTGTAGTTATCTGTAGCGTAAGCCGCAGGTTCTAATGTGTCTGCTAACCAAGCTACTGTTGTTACGTTAGCTGTGATTGCAGAATACTGACCTTTAGAGTAATCGAACAATCCTGGAGGGTCCAAAGCTGGTTCGTTACCTTCGTAGAATCTATCGTAAAGGTCTTTAGTTGTGTTGTAGTCGTAACCACTGTTTGGTGATGCTTGTTCCGCACCTGGTGCTCCCCAAGGTTTGTAGTGAATACCAGTGTCATTAAGACCTCCGTTTTCGTAAGCCTGAATGTTAGGTACGAAGTAGAACAATTTACCGATAGGTAAGTTCATAGCTTGTACTGAAACGATGTCATTCGCTAATAATTTAGAGAAAACACGTCTTACAATTGGGAAAACCACTGTTTCAAATGCACCTGTGTCAGATGTAGATGATGCTTCGTTGATTAAGTGCGACGCTTGGTTTTCGTACAATTGTGCTACGTTTTCTTTCATGTGACCTTTAAGACCCTCTAAGAATCCTAATTTGTCCCATTTGTTGATTGTATCTTCTTTGATAACTTTAAGGTGCTTAAGACCGATGTTACCAACAAGACCTGATTCTAATAATGCTCCCATTTTAGTATTTGTTTTGTTTTTATGTTTATTTTTTATTTTAGTTTTTAACCAATTTTACCCATTAAATCTTTCATTCTTAAGAATTGTGGATTTTCATAAGTTTTTGATTCAATCAATGTTGTTGACGAACCTGTAGTTACTGTTTTGTTTAATTTTTCACCAACTGATTCGTTTATTGATTTTGTTTCTACCTTAGACAATTCATCTTTGATTGACTTATAAAGATTTTTTGATTCTTTTAAAGTTTCAACATCGTCAAATCTTCTAAGGATGTTTAATTTTTCTTTTTTAGTAGTTGAGTGTTCAGTGAACAATCTTGTAGCGTAAGCTAAGTTTGAGTTAAAGATTGCAACTTCGTTAAGTTTTTCTCTAAACACATTTAAAGCTTTTCTATATTCTTCATTCTTTTCTCTCAACATTCTAACTTCTTCTTGAGTAGATTCTGAGTGAACGTTACCTTTACCATACTTATAGTTTCTGTTATCGGTAACCGCCTTTCTTAATCCTCTACCTTCTTTGGAACCAAACGCATATGTTCTAGCAGCTTCTTTAGTTTCTTCTTTTTCAAAAGCTTTTCTTTTCAAAGTGTCACCTTTTTTAGTAGTGTAATCTTTGTCGCCCTTATGAGTTCTAGATTTATCACCCTTGTTCATTCCGTAATCACCTTCTTTAGTTTCTGCTTTAACAGTTTTGGATTTACCTTCCATATTTTCACCTTTCTTGTATTCGAATTTTGCTTTACCAGTACCAACTGATTTAGGTCCTTCTTTTTTCTTTTCATTGAATCCGCCCTTAGCTTTATCTTTGTAAGAAAATTTAGGTCCTGAGCCAATTCCAACACCTTTAGGTTTGTAAGTTTCGTTTGTTAAATCGTCCATTTCGTCTAAGTCTCCCATGCCGTACTCTTCGTCTGAGTATTCCATGCCGTCCTCTTCGTCTAAGTCTCCCATGCCGTACTCTTCGTCTGAGTATTCCATGCCGTCCTCTTCGTCTAACGTAATTTCGTAAACAACACTTTCATCATCTAAGTCAAATTCAGATGAATCACCTTCTTCTATATTACCGTCAGAAAAAATAGCATCAATTACTGAATTTACATCATCCTTTTCGTTGTAATTCATTTCGTCGTCGTCTTCTAATAATTCGTCGTCGTATTTAGACTCACCAAGCTTAACAAGATATTCTACGTCAGCATCATCATCAGATAAGTGAACACTATCACCGTCTTTTTTTACGATAATACCGTCATCTTCACCCATTGCTTTGAATACTTTCAAGATTTCCTCGTCAGAAGCTCCAGTTAAATCGATTGGACTTTCTTCTGAATCCATATCCATATCAAAATCCATTTCCATGTCTTCATCGTCAGAGTCCATGTCCTCTACGTCTGAATCCATATCCATGTCCATATCCATTTCAACTTCATCGTTATCAGCATCCGTATCAACGTCTGCATCTAATTCAATCTCATCTTCTTCATCCTGTTCGGAAAGAGATTCTTTTACTAATTGGTTGATTTCTTCCTTCATTGTAGAAGCAAGTATTCCTTTTGCATTTTCGGCTATGACATCTTCAACCTGTTTCATTTGAATGAGAGCCTCTTGAACTAAAGTTTTATTTTCTTTCATGAAAATCTATTATTTTTACAATATAAATATTACCAAAAGACAAAAAACATCATCTTTTGATAGTTTTATTATTTTTAAATTCACTAATAAATATTTTAGAGCAAAAAAAAAGTGGTCAAAAGACCACTTTTAATTTAAATTCTTTTAAGATGACTTATTCAATCACTTCATCAATTTTACTTTCAGAGACTGCTGTGATTCTCCAATCATTTGAAAACCCTTGGTATTTTTCAGTAACTTTAGCTTCTACGTCAGTTACGGAAAATCCTTTAACAAGTTTCTCTTCTCTAATTTTTTTGATTTTACCCGTATTCTCATCAGGTAAGTCATACTGAATTTTTGCTACAAAATATTTTTCGTCCATAATTTATTATTTTCCCAAATAATCGGTTAATTTTCTCATTAAGTCAACTCCTTTAGCTTGAAATTCCGAATTTTCAGGTGATTTGTATTTTTTTTCTTCTTCCAAATTTTCTTCGTATTTGTCTCTATCGTTAGGATTACTAAACAAATAAGCTCCTGGTGTTGATGGAGATGATACTAAGTCAAAACAAATTAATTCAAAATCGTCTTGTACTTCATTTCTTTCTCCAACCTTTTTTAAAGAACCTACTCCTCTTGAAGAAACTCCCATAGTAACACCTTGTCTCATCAAGTTAGCTGCTTGGTCTCCTTTAGTAGAAACAATACCTCTTTCATGAAATCCTGGTGATGTTAACAATTTAAGTTTACCCATCAAGATATTTTTATCCCACCATATATCTGTGATAATATGTGATACCCTGTCTAAGTCAATTAAAGATGACTCAGGGTGATTAAGTTCTGAAGTTGATAAACCTTTATCGATTGCCTTTTTATAGTTCTCGGCTTCTCTCTTCAAGATTCTTTCAGGATAAAATCTTCCGTTTCTATTTGGAGTATCGTATTTCTGTAATACCGCATAAAATTCAAAAGGATTTCTATAGTCTAACTCCTTAGCTTCTCTTAACATTTCAGCATTACGAGCATCTTTTGGTGATATCCAACCTGCATCTGTTTCAACCAATATTCCATGACCTACTTCACTTGCTTCTAATATTCTTAATTGTTTCATGAATTCTTTTTAAGATAAATATACGCTACAAGTATCTTTTTGATATTAATCGTTTTTTGATGGTGAAAATTCAAAGTATTTGTTTTGTATTACGTTTTCTTTGAATATGTTTTTAATGATTTGTTTTACTGAATTTTTTATTTCGGGGGATTTGAAATCCATTTCTTGAGTTGTATATAAATTAACCTCTAAATTTAAGAATGATTTTTTTCCGTGTGAAATACCACTTGTTCTGAGGTCTAAATCAACGATACTTTGTTCTTTGAATAATTCTGTGTTTATGGAGTTATATACCGAATGTTTAATGTCTCTACTTAGATTACAGACAACTCGGTTCCAATTGTCGTGTTCAAATTTTGGTGTTACCCATGATTGTATGTTTATGTACAGTGATTTCAAATTTTTAGAATCTACCGTACCATACACCGATTTAATTGGATTGTAGAGATTTAACTTTACACTTTTTCCCTTTTTCATTAAGTTTCATATTGTCAATGTTTATTTGTTTGTTAAAAAATAACAAAATTTATGTCCATTGTCAAAAACTTTCAGGAATATTAAGATATTTGTATTATATGTTAAAAGTAGATGTAAAAAAAGAAGGTATTGAAAAAGCTTTGAAAACATTAAAGTCCAAAGTAATTAAAACCAAACAAAACCAAATCTTGTTTGGTAAAAAAGAATTTGTAAAAAAGTCTGTGGTAGAAAGGCAACAAAAATTAAAAGCCTCCTACATTCAGAAGATGAAATCTAAATTAGATTGATTCTTCTAAATTCTTTAACTTAAGGAAATTTAATTGGTCAAACTTTTCAACCTTTAATCGGTCAATTGTTTCAGACAATTTTGTCTTTATTTCAAATTCTCGCTCACTTTCTAAAAGTGTTGTGAGTTTTTTGATTGCACTTTCACGTAAATCTTCAAACTTGGTTTTAAGTGATGAAGTATCTTCAGACATTAATTGAATAAACTCTTTTTTTGCATCCTCATCAAGATTTTCAAGATAGTTACTCAAAGTTTGATTTGCAATTGAAACCATAGATTTTAAAGGGATGTTGATAGTTTCCTTTACGGTTTCTTTTTTGTTAGATGTTAAAGTTTGAATTAGATTTTTCTTTGATTTTAATCTTTCCATTAAATCTAATTTGTTTGTGTAAACAAGGGCATCAACGTCAGAATATTTATTCTCAACATTTTCATTTACAGTTTTTGGAGTTTTAATTGTTGGTATTAATTTTTGAATTAAATGAATACCTTCATCAAGAAAATCTTTGGCGTCGTTTTCAGTTAGTCCTTGTGGTGTAGTTAATTGGTCGTATAAAGAATAAAGTTTTGACATGTTTTTATTACTCAAAACATTGTGTTTGAATTCTTTTAACGATTTTTTAAACTCCTGTTCATTTCTGTAGGACTCTAATAGATAATTTTCAATTATGGATTTGATTTGCCCGAAAGTCATTTTGTATATTTTTAATATAAATATTACGAGTTTAATAACTTATCTAATTCTTTTGAAATTTCTCCTAAAGAATCTTGACCTTGTTCTAAATTAAAAAATCTACTTTGTTCCGCGAATCCGCTTTCCAAAAGAATATTCATTTTTTCTTTTTGTGATTCAGGTGTGACTTCAGCCTCACCTCCTGCTGGTGGTGCTTCCGCTGGTGGTGCCTCAGCACCTAAATCAGGTGCGGCAGTTTCAAAACCTCCCCCTCCAAATGATGGTGCTGCTCCCATATCATCACCTGTAGTTGTTGCTGCGGCACTTGCGGTACCTCCCGTATTACTACCATACAACTTATCAATATTATCGAACAAACCTGTTTTGGTAATAACCGTAGGAGTTGCTTTAAGTTCTTCACCAACCGCTCTTTCAATTCTTTGTTGTTGTAAATCCAACCTGATTTCTTCATCAGACCAACCAAAGATATGTTTTTTAGCCCATGTTGATGATGTAGGTTGAATACCGTTTCCTGGGTCTGCAACCAAATCTTTATACAATAATACTTTTTCTTTCCATACGTCGATTTTTAATAAATCGGCTTGTGTTGATGGGTTTGTAAGTCCTAATGTAAAGTTTTGTAATTCATCCTCAAACCCTAATAAGAATAAGTGGACGATTGCAATCTTATTCAACTCGGCAATCATAGATTTTTGAATTCTGTTGATTGTACGAGCAAAACGGATATCTTGTAATGATAAGTTTTTACCATCACCAACAACTTCTTCAAATCCTAAGAATGCCTTTGGAACACGAAGAGCTGTTAATAGTTTCTTTTGGATATATTCAATATCGGCAATCTCTGATAAGTTTGTAGCTCCAGGTAATGTTGTAATTGGGTCTGGTGCTGCAGGGTCACGAACAGGGATAAAGTAATCTTGGTCAACCGCCATTTGGTTGAATCTCATATCCACGTTTCCTGTTTTAGAATCCACAACTTGTTCTCTTTTAAACTTGTTGGCAACACGGTTTACGTATGCCTCAACGTCATCATCATTCATGTTACCCACGAATACCTTAAACATTCTTCTTTCAGGTGCTCTTGATGTACGATAGATTAACATCGCATCTTCAGATAACAATAACTGTTTCCAAATACGTCTTGCTTTTTCCAACATAGATGTACCATAAGGAAGTTTTCGGTCATCACCCAATAATCTAAAGTGTGCAATCTCCCATGATTGGAATTCCATATTTCTGTTTTTCCAAGTAAAGTGAAGAGCCTTTTTGTTCTCGTCTTTTTCTTGTGTGATGTCTACAGTAATCTTGGCGGTAACCCCAACCTCATGACGTTCAATCTCAATTGTCGGTAATTGTTGACAACCGATAATACCTTTTTCAGGGTCCAATTTGAGATAAACAAAGTTATCACCATACTTACACGTGTTTCTTGTCCACATTGGTAAGTTGGTGTTAATATCAAGTGAGTTATTAAATAAATCGGCTAATACTGATTTAATACGTTTTGACTCAGAATAAATCTGAAGGATAAATCCATCTTCATTTGTTGTCGTAGATTCTTCAGAATAGATATCCAACGCAGCTGAAATCTCAGGAGTATATTCCATTGACTCATAATCGTATTGTGCAGATAAACGTGATGGTTCATAATAAATCGCTTGGGAATATAAGTTGTTTTCAACTTTAGCCCATTGATTAGTTAAATAATAAGTTTGTTGTGCTTGAAGTTTTTCACGTTCATAATCATCACGATTTGTTGTACGCAGAAGTTCTTTTTTATCAAACTTAAAAGTTGGATAATCCTGTTTCAATAACGAATTAGGACCAAATGTTTGGGACAGCCTCTGCCAGACCGTTAGATTTTGTTCACTCATATCTAATTTTACTAATTACTTTGATAATATAAATACTTATTTAACTCCAAATAACCATCCATACTTTTGGTAATCAGCTCTAGTTGCTTCACCGTGATTACCCAATCCATTACCTCTACCCATTTGAGGAACCATTGGATTAAAGAATTCTGATGAGTTTTTATTTTCATTAACTGTTGTTGCCCATGAGTTAATCATCGCCTTTGTGTGATTTGTAACCTTCTCTAATGATTGGAATGATTTCTCCGCAACATATAATGCCATAGATACACCCATGATACAATCATCGTGATGACCTTTTTGGTGGTCAGGTCTTCCGTTAATATAAATAAACGTATTCATTTCATTGTATAATCTGTTTGAATATACTTTGAATCCGTGTCTTACGTTTTCTTCAAATGCAGATATAATCTGAACCCTTTTTGAGTTAAAGTTAATTCCTGGTATTCTATCATTAATCTTTGGGTCCCACTTCCATTTGTTTGTGGTATCAACATTGTCCACATATAAACCACCTTGATAACTTAATTCTTGTAGTTTTCTTGCGGTAGATATACCCATACCACCTGTGATATCAATAACACAATAAGCGTTATACATTGTTCCCCACTTATACGCAATTTCTGCCAATACATCTGGTGGAACTTTGGCTACATATTCTAATACTTGTTCCCTTTCATCAAAATCGATGATTTGGATACACGAGAAGTCCTCAGAGTCACCTCTTGATACATCGACACCCATTACGTATTTATGTCCGTTTACAGGTTCTTTAAATATCCATAGTGAACCACCCATGAGTTTAGCTTGAGGGTCACGTAAAGTATTCTTGGAGATTTCTTGCATCAATTCAGATTCGAATACGTTATCACCCGAACCTAAGAAGTCACAT